CCAGAATTCTCCCGGGAACATGAGGGGGTCGGTGTCTTGGGGCGGGTCGGGCCGGGACGGGTCGGGTCGGGCAAGCAGTAGCAGTACCCCCTACTACCTAGGGGTTCAGGGAAGTCAGTGAAGAGGAAGGGAAGGTGAGGTCTGATGTTGGATGAGGTTGAGGTGGAGGTTCTGGTCTCTGCTCTGCGGGATCTGGTGAGGGTGTCTCCTCTGCTGGATGATCTGGTGGAGCCGGCGACGCCTGCGTCGGGGTCGAGTGCTGGGGTGACTGCGTCTGCTCCTGGTCCTCGGGAGCCGGTGCGTGGTCACGCGTTCGATGTGCAGTGGCGGGCGTGGGACACGCTGCGTGCGTGGGCGCCGGCGGTGACTGAGTCCGGGGAGCGGCGTGGTCCTGTCGGGGATCGGTGTCGGGTCGGGGTGTGGGCGGCGTGGTTGCTGTCGCACGTGGATCTGGTCGTGGTCCGGGAGGACGCGGGGAAGGCGGTGTCGGAGATCGGGGCGGTGGCTCGTGAGGTGTTGGATCTGGTGGAGCCGCCGATGACGGAGCGGGAGCAGCGGCGGCTGGCTGGTGTGCCGGAGCGGGATGCGTCTGTCGAGTGGGGTAGTGAGCTCACGTTGTCGAGGGCGCTGCCGTTCGTGCGGCCGGACCTGTCGGCCAGTGCCAAGGCGATCAGGACGTGGGCGGATCATGGTGAGGTCCGGTCGATGGTGATGCCTGACGGGACTCGACGGGTGTCGCTGACGGATGTGATCGGTATGGCCGAGGGCAAGGACGCGAGGGTGGCGGAGTCTCGTCGGGTCGAGGGGAGCGGAAGCGCGTGACCTGCGTGTCCCTGATGGTGTGATATGCTTCGCATCAGGCGAGCGCTGCACCCGGTATACGGTCCGGGTCCAGCGCTCTTGTCGTGTCCGGGAGGTGGTCGGTGTGCCGCGTGCTGGGCGTCCGTGCTCGGAGCCTGGGTGTCCGGAGGTCGCTGGTCCTCGTGGCCGGTGCCGGGCGCACCAGGCAGTCCGGGAGCGACTCGAGAAGTCGACGGTCCCGACGAAGGTGTCGGGGCGCCGGTCTTCGGAGCAGCGTCGTCGGGCGGCCGTCGTCCGCCGGCATCGTGCCGAGCGTGGTGGATGGTGCCCCGGATGGGGTCGTCCTCCGCACCGGTCGGAGGATCTCACCGCCGATCATGTCGTGGCCCAGGCCGACGGCGGGTCGGCGGACGGTGCCCTCGTGGTGCTGTGCCGGTCGTGCAACTCCCGGAAGAACGCGGAGGTCCGCCGCCGAGGTCGTCGGCCCGGAGGCTCGCCGGTCGGCCGGTGACGGTCTCCGGGGCCGGGGTAGCGGTAGTGAAGCCGGTGGGGTAGCAGGTCCGATATCGAACGGTGTTCGATCGAACGGGCGTTCGAGTAGCGCGTGTGCTGCACGGCACCCAGGGGAGTACCCCGAGCGAACGAATCACGCCTGGCCGTGACGGAGGTCCCTAAAAGGTGCGCAGGGTTCAAAAAATGCAGGTAGGAGGTGGTTTTTGTGGGTTCTGGCGGCGCTCGAAATCGCTCCGGTCCGGCCCCCGATCCGGCGTCGAAACGCTCCGATTCGCGGGGTCTGGACGACATTCAGCGACTCCTCCCGGCCTCTGGCTGTTCGATTAAGGCCCCGGCCTGGCCGATGCCGAAGGGCACCGTCCGGGAGAAATCCCTGTGGAAGAAGCTCTGGACCTACCCGCAGGCCATCGCCTGGGCTGACGAGTCCTGGCGGTGGCTCACCATCGCCAACTACGTCCGCTGGCAGGTGAAGTCCGAAGCGCCGGACGCCACACCCTCGGTGATGACCCAGGTCAACCGGCTCGCCGACTCCATCGGCCTGTCCCCGGCAGGCCTGCGGGAGAACGGCTGGAAGATCATCGACGACGAACCCGACACCGACGACGGCGGAGAGGACCAGGGCGCCGCCCGTGAACAGCGGAAGCGCCGGATGAAGGTGGTCCCCGATGCCGGCTGACCAGACCGCGGAATTCCCGACCCTCGGCGACCTCTGGGAAGCCTGGGTCCGGGCGCACTGCCTGGTCCCCGACGGCTTCCACCGCGGTGACCCGCTGATCTGGACCGACTGGCAGTTCTGGGTCGCCAGCAAGTTCGGCGAGATCCGCGCCGGGCTGAAATGGGACGGGACGCCGCTGAGGAACCAGGCATTCCGGTACCGCCGCGAGCAGGTCGTCGGACCGCAGAAGACAGGGAAGGGGCCGTGGGCGGCGTCCATGGTCCTCCTGCAGGCCGTCGGCCCGTGCGAGTTCGACGGCTGGGCGCACGAGGGCGAGGTGTACCGGTGCTCGGACAACGGATGCCGGTGCGGCTGGACCTACCAGTACCTGCCCGGCGAGCCGAAAGGCCGGCGGCATCCGTCGCCGCTGATCCAGATGACAGCGAGCAGCGAGGACCAGGTGGAGAACACCTACCGTCCGCTGCGCTCGATGATCACCATGGGGCCGCTGCGGTGGCTTCTCGCCGACCGCGACACCTTCGTCCGCATCCTCGGCAATCTCGGCGGGGACGCCGCCGACCGCATCGACATGGTCACCGCGAACGCGAACAGCCGCGTCGGCCAGCCCGTGTCCTTCGTCCTCCAGGACGAGACCGGGCTGTGGAACGCGAGCAACCGGCTGATGGCGGTCGCGGACAACCAGCGCCGTGGCCTCGCCGGCATGGGCGGCCGCTCCATCGAGACGACGAACGCCTGGAACGCCGCCGAGGCGTCCGTCGCGCAGACCACCTTCGAGACCGCACCGGACGATGTCTACCGCTACTTCCAGCGCCCGCCGAAGAGCTGGCGGTGGGAGAGCGCCGAGGACCGGCGCCGAATCCTCGAGTACGTGTACAAGGGCAGCCCCTGGGTGGACCTCGACTCCGTCGAAGCGGAAGCCATCGAACTGTCCAAGCGTGACCCAGACCAGGCGAAGCGCTTCTTCGGGAACATCGTGACCTACGGCCAGGGCGGCTGGCTGCCCGGCAGTGAATGGGAGGCGGCGTATGCAGGAGTGGCTGAGCAACCCTGACGACGGCGAGGCGATCTGCCTCGGCTTCGACGGATCGGACTCCGACGACTGGACTGCCCTGCGGGCCGAGACCATCGACGGCTTCGCCTTCACCCCCCGCTACGGGCCCGACCGGCGCCCCGCGATCTGGAATCCGGCCGAGTGGGGCGGCACCGTGCCCCGCGGCGAGGTCCGCGCCGCCGTCGACGAGGCGTTCACCCGCTGGAAGGTCAAGCGGATGTACTGCGACCCGCCGGACTGGCGGACGGAGATCGGGGAGTGGGCGCTCGCCTACGGCTCCGAGCACGTCCTCGAGTGGCCGACATACCGCATCAAGCAGATGTACGCGGCCCTGTCGCGGTTCACCGTGGACCTGGCGTCCGGCCGCATCAGCCACGACGGCTGCCCGC